GTATTATACCGTCCCCCTTTAACTAATTTAACTATGGCAAATAAACGATACGTAAAACTGAATCCTAAGGCAAGTATCTTCTACGATCAGGCCTCAAAGATTAAGGTTCTCCGTAAAGACGTTGTGGAATTAACAGATAAGCAGTATAACCTGCGAGTTGTTAAAGCTGCACTGGCAAACGGATATCTTATCGAGGCTAAAGCCGAGGAAGTAAAGGTAACTAATCAGAAAGAAGGTTCACCAGCTCCCAAGAAAGAAGTATATCTGGAAGCAGTTCGGAAGAAGTTCGATGAACTCAGAGAAGCTGATGAAGCTCCCGAGAAAATCAAAGAACAGTTCAATACCGAAGAGCTGAAGGCCTTGGCCATCTCCCTGGAGATTGAGCCTGAAGAGGGTGATACCAAGCTCGACCTGGTGAATGCTATCCTCGATGAGTTGAAGGACGAAGACGACGAGTAAGCTATGGAAACGGTAGATTTTTTATCTACCGTAGTTGGACTCAATGCAAGGTTTAGGGGATTCGCTGATGAACTACCCCACGACTTTACAGTAACATGGGTATTTGGTGATGGGAAGACAGAATCACACGTTGGTGTGGTAACTGCTTCCCATCTTTATGAAGCTTCTGGTGACTACGTGGTCAAGATGACCATAACTAACAACGTCGGAGGAGTTGCATTATCCAAGACTCAGGTTATTGGGGTTAGTGAAGAGGTAAAGACCCAGTTGCCTGGCAGTATCTACGAGCTGATAGACACTTATATCCCTGAGGATATCTTCGGTAAACTTACGCTTAAAGAGAAGCAACAGTTTATTGAAAAATGGCAGCTATATATTCAGCCGCTAGTAAATCATGAAGTACCTATAGAGGAATTTAATAATGAGTTGTATTACGAAGCTCTAGAAAACCAGCTAATTATGGAATTGGCAGCCTATGATTATATGGTAGTGCAGATTTCATTGATGGTTGGTGCCACTGCAGAATCAGTTAAAGAGAGTAACTCATCCTCTACATCTGAATCCGAGTCTTCAGAGTCAAGCCGGGGTTCAGGTGAGGTTAAGCGAATACAAACAGGTCCAACTGAGGTAGAATTCTTCAACGATACTGACTCTGAATCTAAAACCTCATCAAATGTCATAAAAGCAATGCAACCAGGTGGAGTTATTGATATACTTAAACAAAATCTGTGTATGCTTGCTGAAAGACTTTCCATCTATCTACCCATTTGCCGAACAGTGAAGAAGGTAGTAGTTCCAAAAGTAGTCAACCACCGGAGGCCAGGACCATTAGATGGCCCAGACCCAGGCTTCCCTGTAAAGAGATAGGGTATGGCACGGAGGAAAAGGATTACAAAAGGAGTATGGGACCGATACAAGGCCATTGTAAATGACTTTGTTGAAGTGGATGCAGGTAAACAACCTCTAATCTGGTTAAAGAGATTTGACCAAATTCTGTCATACGGTGAAGATACGGGCAATAACTACGAACCGTATTTTCTGGACGGATTAATTCAGTATAACTACATAAGAACTTGGCCTTCATTAAAAGAGACTGTTTCAGGTGAACTGGACGGTATCAACATTGTGTTATATGTAACTAAGAGGTCACTTGAAGAGAATGGGCATTTAACCAAAGAGGGTTATTGGAACTTTGATTGGGCACAGGATAAGTTCGTAATCAATGGTAAGGTCTATTCACCAACTGGTGATACTCAGGTTGCTCAGGCACATGATGAAGCTTTGCTATTTTTTGTAGTACTGAAGAGAGAAACTCCAGAAGAGACGAAAAAGATACTCTCCTACATGGAGAACATCGATAAGTACGTAGAGTTAACCAAGTACATCCTTGAGTTAAGCG